ATCAGATGAGACAGGATTTTGTCATGACGGATTTAAAGTTGTAATGGAAATCACAAGACAATCTGTTGAGAACGAATTGTTTGATTTCTTCAATGACAAAATGAAAACTGGCAATGCACCTGAAATTAAAAGAGTTGGTCGTTATCCGGAAGAATATATCACAATAGATAGCGGAATTGTTATTGATTGTATAGGTGGAAAGCAGATCAGATTGATTATTCAGGTAGATTAAGGAGTGATGATTTATGAATTATATTTATTTTGGAAACAGAATTGAAAGAAACCCATTAGGGAATCTGGGATTACAGTTATTGGAATCTCAAGAGAAATTAGTTTCTCAGGAATATGAAATTGAGAATCTTAGAATTAAAGCAGCTATGTATAAAGCATATTTCTTTCGTAATTTTTCATTAGCAGAAAAATTACAAAAACAAAGTGAAGAAAACAGAGATGCACTCATTGGAGAGTTTGATGGTTTCTCATATGCGAGTTGGAGAGCTAATGCTGTATATAGAACGCTTGAAGATATGTGTGATGAAGGACTATTAACTGAAAAAGAATATAGAGAATGCAAAGTATGAAATGGAGTGATGAATTATGGCAAAAATATTAAGAGATTTTTGGAATAAGGCAGA